CCATAAAATTGAGGAGGTAAAGGAGAGTTAATGGTACCATAGTTAGTTGTTGAACTTGCCGTATTCATTTTTAAACTTTCAATAACAGAGCCTACACTTTTAACCATAATAGTAATATCATAGGTTCCATCTTTAGTAAAAGTCCAATTAAAATTTAATATTCTTCCAACTATAGCATCATAATTACCGTTGCTATCTAAACGGTATTTTTCAATTAAGCTAGGAAAGTCATTATATTTCATAGCCCCTGTTAAAAATTTATCAGTTAAGCTATAAGGATTATCTGGGATATATGTTCCAGAGTTATCAAAATAAGAGGAACTACCCCATTCTATTAATATACTGTAGCCTAATCTCATATATAACAAATCAATAATATCGAATTGTTGTTTATTGTGGGCTACAATATTAATTTCAGCAGTTTTTAATGAGCCTCGGTTATCTGTTTTTATAATAGTAGAAATAATACCAGGCATAGGTTTTAAACCCATATCTGTTCCTCCTAATCCATAAGCATAATCGTTAGAATTTCCAGTTCCCGGCCATACTCCTGATCTCATTTTGTTTTGTCCTATAGAAGTTCCATTAAATAAAACAAAATTTTTAGCTAAATCAGTTCCTGTGTATGGTAAATTTCTCGAATTTGTATTATCAACAACATCTACGGAAGAAACCATTCGACACCATCCTGTTCTAGTATTAAGATAAGTTAATTGTTCATTAGCTCTATTTACAGAACCTAAAATTTTTTGTCTTTGTTCAACTTGACCTCGGACTTCTTTAGCAACTCCTTCTCCTACTATATTCATATTAGGCGTTTATTAAATTAAAATCTCTTATAATACTAACATAATCTGATGGAATTCTTATTTGGGTTCCATCAGGAACTATTAAACTATTTTGAGGTAAATTAACGGATATACTAGTTCCGGCATTATTAGTATTAGCTATAGAAATAATCCACCATAAAGAACTATCATTATAAAATTGCTGAGCTAATATATCAAGTCTATCTCCTTGAGTAGTATATATATAAATATCATCTGGTGATAAGGGTATCTCCGGATATCTTGATGTTTTGTATACTACATTTCCGTCAATTTTTTCTTTTGGTATGTTTTGATAACGATTCATTTATTTTTATTTATGGTCCCCAACTCCAATCATAGGGTAAACTATATTGTCCTAAAGGAGGTGGAGTATAATTTAATTGAGTGTTTTTAGAAGTATTTAAAGAAGGTGCTGGTTGGAAAGTTGGTAATTGGGAAGATTGGGTTGTAGGTTGTTGATTGTTTTGGTAAAAGAATTGCTCATCAGCATCAGGAATATCATAATTGTCTGAGCCTCCGGTTGGGTTACCAGCCATAGCGTTTATAATAGCTTGGTTAGTATTTGGTGATGAAGAATTTTTAAGAGAAATAAACCTTTCAGAACCATATGTTGAAGGAAATCCTTGATTCTTAACCCCACCTTTAGCATCTATTGACCAATTATTTTGTTGAATTTGAGGTAAGAAATTAGGTATTGGAGTAAAGTTAAATGATGTAATTTTTATAATATGAGGTAATTCTTTTACAGAAGGGTCTCCTTGAATAGTTTTACCACCAGTATTAAAATTAGTTCCTACTCCTATTTCCCAAGGAGTTTCTGAAATGTCATAAGTGAAGGAAGTAATAACTCCAGGCATTTCGTAAAGGTATCCTCCTATGGTTAATCTAGCTAAGTTACCTCTCATATATCCATTTCCACTATAATCCGGGGCTAAGGAAGAGGCTAAATAGTTTAACTTTTTATACATAGCTATAAGTTCTTGTTTAGATTGAGCGGCTACCGTCCAACCTAATGACAAACTTCTACTAAACCCACCATAATTATAAAAACTGTCTCCTCTACCTAAATATTGAATAGGGTTCCACTGGGCACTGAAATTATCACTAATAGTATCTAAAAAAGCTCTAAAATGAATAAAAGTTTTCCATTTAGGTTCGTCATTATCTATAATATCTATTCTAAATTTAACTAAATCATTTACTGTTGAATCATTAGTTACATTTTCAGATCTATAAATAGGAATGGAAGTAATTCTATCTAAACCAGAAATAGCGGTTCCTAAGTTACTAATACTTATATTAGGATAAATAGATTTGTTTGTAGATTTATCAAGAACACCTTTATTATAAAAAGCATAACTTTTATTAGTTTTATTTCCAGGATTTCCTAAATTAACTCTATTTTCAATATTATCTTTAACGTAATCTAAAGAATAAGGAGTCGCTCCAGAATTAATAGCATCTGTTTGTTGTGTACCCGAAAGAGTAGCTCTTAAAATAGCTCTAAAATCTTGTATTCCTTTTGCGGGGTTGTTGGTTGGGCTACCATAAGGAGTGTTTAGATCATTTTGGTTATAAGTAAAAGTGTTATTACTATTAATTAAAGGTGTATTATTAGCATTAACGGATCCGGAAACAAAGTCAACATCAAAGGTATTTTTATCATAAACACTATAAAAATATTTTCCTTGTTGAGTAAGATATCCAGAGTTAGATAAGTTAGAATTTGTTGTTTTATCCCAATAAGGATTTAATTCAGAAAATTGCCAAGTATTTCCGGTTGATCTTCCAAAAAACCATTCCTTATTAGTAGTGTAATAATCATTATTGTATCCAGTTCGACTTTCGGGAGAAAAATATATATTAGTTTTTCCTATACCTAAATAAGATCCAGGACCTCCACGATAATTCATTATTACAGGATTATTTTTAGCTAATAATCCACCAGGGTTAATTGTTGTTCCTGAAACTCCCCCAAAATTTATAGTAGTATATGCTTGTTGGTTTTTATTTATTAAATTAGTATCATTATAGATAGTTACTAATCTATTATACTTTTCATCACCATCATATTTTTCCTTTGCAGCAAAGTAATATCCATTTTCTAGACCGTAATTTTTTTGCCTTAATTCATTTGTAAAAGGAGTTAATCCTTGTTTAGGAAGATGACCTCCAAAAGCTACAACACCTGCTTGCGCTAAAGTATTTAAGGGATTATAGATACCTTCATTAAGTAATCCATAACTGGATTGTGTACGAACAGCTGTACGAGATAATAATTCTTGTTTAGCGGTAAAAAGTATTCCATTTGGAGACTTAGTATCAGTAAACATTTTATACAGACGTTTAACATCTGTTTCTGCACGATCTACTGTAGTAATAATTCCACTTAAACCTCTAGTAAGAAAGTCTGAGTTCCCAACAAGTTGGGATACGTTATCAGGTATACCTACTTGAATATAGGGTTGGCCACTGTCTGCTCCTCCTAATCGGTCATTACCATATCTAAGGCTTTTTTGACCAGTAGTATTCCCGTCACCAGAATATCCTTTTCCAGTGTAAAATTTAAATTTCTTTGGATTTGTTAATAAGGTTACTAAACCCATTATTCTGGAAGGTTATCGTTGTATGGCCATTTTCCTAAAATAGTAGGAGTTCTTCCATCCCAATCTAATTCACCAGGCATAGGTATATTATTATTAACCCCATCTTCATAAGCATTATAATCTTTAGTAACTTCCATAGTGTAAGATCCATCTAAAGAATATCCTGGTAGTTCATCATTAGCGTGTAATTTTGAAGATTTGGTAGCTAAAGGGTTTGTTGGAGGTGTAGCTCCATCCCATGCGGTAAGGTTAGAACCTTTTGTTTGTAATAAATCTTTAAGTCCCATAGTTGTATTATTTTATTATAAATATTAAAAGTTATTGAATTTTTACACTTCTACGTTTATTAGCTGCATAATAACTATCTAGATTAAAGTTAATACTTTGTTTTTGTTCAACAGCATAAATCAGTTTATCTAAACGATCAATTATAGTAGAATAAGATGAAGATGAAGATGAAGATGAAGATGAATTTTTTTCTCCTAATAAGTTAGTACCACCTATAACAATATCATCTTTATCAAAAGATCGGATTGGTTGACCTGGACGCATAATAAAATCTTTATATGCGAAGTTACGATTGTTTACATCTTGGACAATTTCTTTGTTTTCTACCTCTTTTCTTTTTTCGGGGGTCATTTCTTCTTTTTCTTTCACAGAAGATCTTCTATTTCCACCAGTAGAGAAAAGTGCAGAGAAAAAACCCTCTTCTTGCCATGTTTTAACAAAATCAGCTAAAAGTGTAGCAAAATTATCTATCATTTCACCGGTAAAAGCTTTACTAAAAGATTCTTTTACATTTGCTAACATTTCATCCCATTTTTGAGTAGCATCTGTTGCTTCTAAAGCACTAACTGACAACTCACCTAGAATTCTTTGAAGGTCTTCTCCTTCAAATCCAGCACTTTTAAGTAAACTTAAATAATCCCCAGCAGCCATGTTACCCGCTCGAAGTAAATCTAATTGGTCATTAGATAATTTACCCTTTTCTTTTAATATTTTAAGGTCTTTTTCTGATAATTTTTGTTGAGAGCTCTGGAGTTGTTCTAATTCTTGATATTTAGTGTACATATCCCCTACTTCTTTTACACTCAGTCCAAGAGTTTTAGCAAAAGATTGTTGAGCAAAAACATTTTTCTGGAAGTCTGGACCAAACGCTTTTACTTGTTTTCCAATTTCTTCCATTAAAGTTTGGGTATCATTAGTTAAAGAGGCGGCTCGAGCTCTTTCTAGATTTATGTCTCTATTTAAAAATAATTCAGCTTCTAATTCATTAGCAATAGAATTTTCAAAATCTAATAGACCTTCTGCTGTTTTTTCTATGTTTTCTAAAGAAATTCCAAATTTATTAGCTTCGATTGTAGCTTGTATTAAAGCATCTTTTCCTCCTTTAATAGACAATTTTAAAGCATTACTAGTTGTTAATACATCTTTTAATACTTTTCTTTCATCTATTTGATAACCAGTTAAAAGTTTTTGTTCTTTAGTAGCTCCTAAAATTTGTAATTTTATATTTTCAATTTCTTCTCCAGTTTGAGCATATAAAGATATTAATCCTTTAGTTTCGTCATCAGAAAGTTTTAAGAATTTTTGAGCATCTGTAAGTTGTTTAAAGAAGGCTTTATTTTGTTCTTCAGTTAAATCTACAGACATTCCTAAAAGACTATTTACCTTTATTAAAGTTTCTAAATAATCTTTTTCAAGTAAAGTATTTCCTGCTAAAACATGCCCAAATTCTTTTCCGGCTTCCTTCATTTTATGAAGGCTGGTAAATACTTCAGCTGCGGCTTCTTTGGATATATTTAGTTGGTGGGCTATGTTAGTAATTTGTTTATCGTTTTCTACCATAGACTCAAACATAAACTTCAAACCCTCTACTATTAATTTTATCCAAAATAGGGGTTTAAAAACATTACTAATCATTGGCCCTAATGCTTTAAATCCAGCTTGCATTCCAGCTATTCCGGCACTTTGAGTTTTAGCGCTTGATTGGTATGTTCTAAGTAATGTAGCAGCTGCTTTATGTGACTTTCCTTGAGTTACTTCTTCTAGTCCTAATTGTTTAAGTTTTTCTGCTGTTAATCCTTTACCTGTTTTTAAAGCGTCCTCACCTAAATTACTTATTATTTCATTTGTAGCTTTTATTTTAGCATTACTAAGAACGGTTTCACGAGCGGCTTTGGAAGCAGCTTCAAAAGGACTAGAAAATGTTCGTAAGCCAGGAATATCTTGAACAAATTGAGATAAAGCTGAGAACCACATTGTGGATCTATCTAGTTTAGATGAATCCTCTACTAAGTCTCCATAAGCATTAGCTAATTCTCGAGCATTATCTCGAGCTGCTGAAAGGTTATTAATTTGTTTTTGTAATTGTGCATTAACGGCCATATTATCCTTTGTCATTTGATCGTATAAATTATCAATCTGAGCATTTAAGGATCGAATGTTGGATAATTGGGTTTGTTGTTCTTTGAGAGCTTTTCCGGTAGCTTTAGCACTTCTAGAGGCTTCGTCTTGTAACTCAGCAAACTTTCCAGCAGAGTTAGTAATAGCACTATAGTTTTTTCTATAATCTGCAAGTAATCTGTTGCTTTGTTGAAGTTGTTTACTAGCGGCAGAAGTAGACTCCGATATTTCTCTCATCGAGCCTTTTATAGCCTCAACATTTTTTAAAGTTTCTTGGTTTATACCTTTAAATTCGTCTGCCATTTGTAATAAATATTAAAAGGCATCATTTTTTAGATGCCTTTGTAACATATGTAGGTACTCTAATTTTTTTATTCTTTGAAGCTTCTTCTTTTACTGCCCCTTCGGTCCAACTTGAATCGTTTTGGTTTGGGTTCGGGTTTAAATATTCTTTTAATCTATAAAAGGTCCATTTTCTTAACCAAATAGGCATATTGTAAATTGTATCCCAATCATATCCACCACCTCCATGAAATACTATTTCATGAATCTGGTTGAAAATAGACATTCTAAATTCGGAAATATTATTAAAGGTCAGGCCAAAAAAAGCTGATATTAATAGGAATGTCGATAGCCTCCTCACCATCTTGATAAGTTAAATCAATATCCGGAGATACCGATTTGATATATAATCTTAAAGATCTAGAATCAGCCGCTAACATATGGTTATCTATAAAATCATTAATAGTGTTTTTATCTGTATTTTTTTCAATAGAAACTATATGATGTTTTAAACGAGTAGTTATTTCTGAAGAAGATTCTTTATTGATTTTTTTATATCCTTCAATTTGTTCATTAATTTTTTGTTCGTCTTTATCAGATAATAACTTAAATTCAACTTCGTTACCAGATTTTGGAAGAATATATTTAAATGTACCTTGAAAAGAAACTAAAGAAGTATCAAAAGGTTTATTTTTTAATGTAGATAAATCAACAGTGTATTCTTTATCCCCTATAAAAAAAGAATAATCTTTACCATATCCTAATATTCGAGAAGCTACTAAAATAGCATTTTTGTCACCAGTAACTAAATCCTTAATATCTACTTTATTCATTGTTAAAGATTCTAGTAATTTGTCTAAAACAATACCTTTTGAAAGATAGTTTTGGTTAGTTAAAATGTCTTCTTCTTTAGCGGTCATATACTTCATTTCGATAATACCGCTTCTTAATGGGTGGCCTTCAGGATAAACTAATCCCTTTGAAGGTAAATCTACAACTTCTGTAGGAAACTTGAATTCGTTCATAAACTTATTTTGTTATAAATATTAAGAAAAGAAAAAAGCTCGCGATTTCTCGCGAGCTCTTTTATAAGTTCTTTTATTGATTAGAAGTTCAATACGCAGTAATCCGGTTGAACAGTCATTGTAAGGCTTACAGCAGTATCGGTAGTATCCCAGTTGTAATCACCGAAGTTAGCATCAGTAATGAAAGCACCTATAAGCTGCCATTCAGATACAATATCACCTACAGGTCCTAATACGTTAAAAGTTAAGTTTTTCTTATAGAAATCACTATAACCATCGCGACCAGTTACTGATTCGTGGTGTAAACGTACCCATTCCATTACAGCTTGAGCGCCTGAAGGAGTGATAGGATCAAACAATGTAAACTGAATTGTACCCCATTTAGTTATGCCTTTAACATAGCGTTGAACGTTAATATGGTTTAATTGAACCGTACCTTGAGTTAAAGATACAGCACCTACACCTTTAATTTCATATGCTGGAATACCATCAATGTTCATGATGAATCGGTTAGCCTGCTTTGGTTCGAAAGCTGTAAAAAATATTTCGTTTGAACTTAGAATTGCCATTTTATTATTTTGTTATAAATATTCTGTCTTTAAAAAATTATGCAGGGAAAGTAGCTCCTGTTGGTAAAATGTTGAAGTCCAAATAGATAAATTCAGCAGTCTTAGTAGGTTGTAAATAAATTTGACCTACCATCTGGTTTCTGTCGATTACATCTGGAGTATTGTTACTATCATCCATAATTACCTTGAAAGCGTATAAACCTTGACGTTGTTGAACACTTGCTAAATAAGGATTAACTTGGTTTAAGAAGTTAGTACGAGTTGCAAGTGTGTTTTGTTCAAACACTAAGTTTTGAGCTACTTGAGAAATATAAGATTTTAAAGCAATCAACAATCTGCGAACATTTACTCTATCTAAAGCAGAAGCTCTAGTTTGTAATGTTTTCTGACCGTATACTACAACACCAGTACCAGGGAATGTAGCGATTGGGTTAACTTTATTAGAATATAAAGTATCACGGTTAGTTTGAGATAATTTCTTTTCAGCTCTTACTACAGTAGATAAACCACCTCTATTAATACCAGCAGGTGCGAACCAAGGCTCACTTACATTATCGTTGTAAGCATAAACACCACCAATCATAGTTGAGGCAGGAACCCAAACTAATTGAGTTGAACTAGGATCAATTGTTTGAACCCAAGGCCAATAAGCAGCAGCGTATGAAGTATTTTTAGCATTTGCTTGAGTATTTACGGTAGCAATTGATGAGCTATAAGGTACTAAATCAACTACGTAAATAGCATCACCTCTGTATTGGGTATTATTGATTGCTGTAGTTACTTGAGCACCACCTAAATCAGCTTCAGAAGCAAATAGACCAGGAGTTAATAACACATTGTATCTATAATCATCGGCATTAGCCATCAGAGCAATCATGTTATCATAGCTAGAACTTGGTAAACCTTGAATATTATCTACTCCAGAGATAATGTTGTTATAATACTTAGCATCAGCTCCATATAAATCACCTACAGCACCTGTAAATGAACCTGAGCCATTTACAGGAATAGAAGATGTATATTGGGATTTAGGTAAACCAGCATTGTCAAAATAGTTTGGTGTTGGAGTTACTACGCTAGATACATAAACATACCTTGAATTATTAGGATAAGTTCCAAGTATTTCTATCTGGTTATCAACTGAACTATATTGTTTGTATTGGTCACCGATTATTCTAGCTACATAGTTAGGAGCTGTTGGATCCATTGATAAGTTAGTCCAAGATTCTAATACAGTCATATTAGTTGTAGTATCATCACCTTGTCTAACTAACAAAGTAAAGGTACCAGAGGCTGTATCGTGGTTTGTAATTTGGAATCTAACGTTATCAGCAGAACCACTTTCTAAAGCGCCATAAGCATCTTCAGAGCCTGAACTGTTCATAATAACACCTTGAGAAAGGGTTTTTAATACTAAGGCATTAGTAGCATCATCATTATCAATATCAGTTGAAGTAGCAGAAGTGAAAGAACCACTTACTACTCTAGATACTAATAAGGTTTGACCTCCATTTGCAAAATAATTGTATGCAGCAATAGAAGTAAAATAAGTATAAACGTTACTTCCACTTAAGAAAGTAGTACCAAATCTGTTTTGGTAATCACTCCATGAAGTAACAATTGTAGGAATTTCAACTGGGCCTTTTACGGTTGGGCCAATTAAAGAAGCGCCTACAGTTACTGGTTGTGAAGATACGAAGGAATTATCGTTTTCTAATGCTAATACACCAGGGGATATTAATGTTTCTGCCATTTTATAATAAATTAATTAATTTTATTCCGTGATAAATATGACAGAAGTTCTTAAAAATTAATCTAGAGGTGTGATTTCTCCGTTATCTAAATTAATTTGAACTCGACCATACTTATTTTGTATTTCGTTGCCTAAAGTATATTCTTTTTGTTTTAAATCTTCTAAAGACTTAATAAGATTATCTTTTTGCATTTCTAGTTCTTGGATTTGAATTTCAATAACTCCGAAATCAGAAACTAATTGGTTTCTACTATCTCTTAAATTGTTTAATGATTGTAACTCTTCTTGGGTTAAAACTTTGTTTTCCATTTAGTATAAATATTAGTATTTTTTAAAAAGTTAACGATTGTCGATATTAATTATAACCTCGTTATAATATTCTATAAAATGTTCATTCCACAAATCCCATTTAATATTAACACCGTCAATAGAGTGTACTGTGAAAGATTTGAATTGGGATAAATAATTGTCTCTGAAATTTCTAAATTTGGTTTTTAATTCGGGTGTACTTAAATGCCATTCGCCGGATATTTTTTTCACATTATTTAAAATATATTCTTTATTTTCATTATTAAAAATATCATATTCACCTCCTTCACAATCCGTTTTTATAAAATCAATTTTACTTAAACCATATAATTTAATAAATTTATCAAAAGTTATTGTTTCCATTTCACTTTCACCACCAAATAACATATCAGATTTAACTATAGAATTAGTACTTGATATACCTTTATTAATAGTAGTAACAGGATAACCTAATAAATTTTTAACTAATACTGTAAATTCTTTTTCACTAGGCTCAAAACAAAATACGTGTTTTGGTTTTTTATGTAAAATAGAGTAGGTAAATGGTCCTAAACTAGCGCCAATATCTAACACAATATCACCTTCTTCTACTTCAAAAAATTGTTCATAACAACTATTTTCAAATATTTCATAAATAATTGAGTCTCTGTGATAATGACCCATTGGTTTCCAAGTTCCATCTTTTTGTATATGGAAAATTTCTTTTCCGTCATCACTAAGAAGGGGGTGATTCATCCAACCCCAATCAAAATTGCTTAAATCAATCATATTGGTAAATTATTAAATACGGTTAGTGGAGAGATAGATTTCTCACAAATGTGTTGTTTCTCAGTTCCTTCCCAAATAGGACACCAATCCCAATTTCCAGGATCAAAAACAAAATTAATGTTTTGCCAGCATGAGTTACAAGCATGTTCATTTTGAATTCTTATATTATTAGTTTGAAATTCATGATCTTTTTGAGTAAAACCACTAATCATTACTGTTTGTTTTCCTAAAGCCCAGTTAATCCAAGATAATCCTGAACTTAGTCCTACTAAAAATTTAGCATTATATAAAATACTCATAGAGTCATTTAAAGTTTTACCATGAATATTTAAATTACCTTTAATATTATAAGGTTTACTTGTAAGAGTAACTACTGTATAACCTAATTCGCGTAACATTTTAGACAAAATTACCCAACTATCATAAGGCCATTCTTTACAACCAGCCGTTGATTCAGGAGCTATAACTATATAATCTGTTTTAGTAGATTTAGGTTTAGGGGTAAAATTAATACCATGATTTAATTCTTTAAATTCCAAACCTAAAATATCAGATGCTGTTTTTTGTAATGGTTGAGATTGGGGTGGGTTAGGATATAAATCAAATCGATCCCATTTTTGTGAGTCTCCTCGAACCCAACCAATTCGGTATACGGTATAGCATTGAGTAGTACTTCCTGGTTCTATAAATTCAATATCTTTATAAGCATCTAATCCTTTAAACCAGTTGTTATGGAATGTACTTAAAATAACTTTACAGTTGTGTTTTTTAGCAAATTCAACAACATAGGGAGCCCAAGCTATAGTATCTCCAATAGATTTTGATTCAAAACTAATTAATACACGTTTATTAGTTAAATCAAATTCATCTACAATCCTTCCGTTGACTTTAATTTTCCATTTAGTATAATACTTTCTAGAACAGGCAGTCCACATATTAGTTGTAATAACATCGCTATAAACTAGATTATCTTTTTCATCTAAAAATTCAATTTTGTATGAATTATCGTTATCCCCATTAATTTCTACTTTAGGACCTTCTAAATAACTAACATTTATTTTATCTGCTGGGATAGAATTTTTATAATGTTCGTAATCCATGTTGTTATGAAAATCCATTATAGTTTGATAACCAATTTCACCAATTCTTTCCCAATTAAAATCACGTTTAATGATTTCTGAATCTTTTAGTGATTGTTGCTTACATTGTTCATAATTTTCATAAACATGTCTCATTACTTGAGACAAATGGTTAAAATCTGGTTCATAGTAATTGCCAGGTAAATCACTCATTGTGTATCTACCATAATCGTTAGCATTGGCTGCTTTTTCACCTACAATATTTACAGGGAAACCTTTACCTTCAGCAAACTCTAATTGAGCGCAACAATTAGAATAAATAGAAGGAGTCCCACAAGCCATAGCCTCAATTAATGGTAAATTCCAACCTTCAGAACGAGCACAAGACAAAAATACGTGTCCTGTTTTCATAAATTTAATATAATCTTCACGTGAAGGAAAATTTACAATTTTTATTCTAGGATCTGTTAAATTATAGCCAGCTAATCGTTCTTGAGTGGTTTTATATCCGTCCATTTCTTCACCAAAAGCATTATCAATAGAAACTATTAAGTCTACGGGTTCATCTAGTGAGAATGTTTTTAAGAATGTTTGAATAATTTCTTTGGTTGATTTTCTATAATCCCAACGACCAAATAATAAAAACTTGAAACGACCATCTTTATATTCATCCAATAAATCTACTTGTTCTGGGTAGAATGTATCTGCATCTACACCTTCAGGAACAACTTTAATTTTATTAGCGGGATAACCTTGTTTAATAGAACATTCTTTTTGCCATTTTGAAGGAACCCATAACTCATCATATTCTTTTAAACATTCAAAAAAATTATAAGGTTGTTCTGTTGATTCCCATACATTATAAGCAATTTTTGGACCTTTGTATTTATCATAAAAATAATGGTGATTAGTCTCACTTAAAACTAAATTTAAGTCATGTTTAAATTCCTTATCTTCTGAAGGGTAAATTTTATGGTCTTCCCTAAATGGAGGAGTTGTCCATAAAGTTTGTTGATATAACAGAGATTTATCATGATCTGTTAAGTATTTTTCTCCATCATGAGGTGTTTCAGACATACCATCCCAAGATTTTCCAATAGTAAAGTTTCTAATTTTTAATTGTAAAAATTTAGATATTTCTCTAAAAAAGTCTCGAGTGTGGTTGTTGTAACCTGTTGTTCCTACATAGGAACCGTGAACGTATAGTTTGGGTTTGCTCATATTTGTGTCTTACTATAAATTAAAATTGTTTTTTTAATAAATCTAAAAAATTATTAGGGTATTTAAAATG